TCTCTTGCGACCGAACAAATTCTCAAGTGTTCTATTCTTGGAAAGCTGGTGTCTGACCCAAGCATGATAGTTCCGTACACCAGGGTAAGCCTTGTGGTATCGCTCAACAATAAACTTTGCGTCGGCCTCAGGGATTTCATACAGGAAGGCAAACGTCTTATATCCGAGATCATAGTTGAGACCATGATTTGCTTTCTTACCCCAAAATCTTTCGCTAAAAGTTCCACCACCGATTTCGCTTGAACCTGCTTCATCACTTATTTCCTCCCAAGATTTTCCGAATATAAGACCAGCTGTTTGCTTGTGTAGGTCTATCTTGTTTTCAAAAGCACTCATCATATTTGGTTCAGGGCTTATGTATGCTACTACCCTATTTTCAGCCTGGCTTAGATCAATATTGTAGATCATAGTATCATCATCTGCAATAAGATACTTTCTAAATTCCATAGGAAGGTTCTGCATATTAGTGCCAGTGCCAAAGATAGTTTCGCTACTACTAAGCCTTCCACTTTCAGTTCCAACTGGATTGAAGCTACACCTTAGACGTTTATCAGTATCAAGAGTTACGTCTAGATAATGAGACTTAAGATATGTTAGCGAAGTAATTTCCTGTAGAATTCTTGCTTCCTCATATCCTTTTTTGCTAAGTCTTTTAATAGCATTCTTGTCGGTAGTGGGACGCCCTGTCTGTCTATTAAGATATGGTTTTTCTCCCTTGATTTTGTAAAAATAGTGCTGAACCTGCGCAGGACTTCCAGGATTGATATCATAGCCTGTTACCTCCCTTAGTTTCTGTGTTAGTTCCTCTATCCTCTTACCTATCTTCTCAGACTCAACCTTAAGACCTTCTGCGTTAGTCCTAATACCACGTTCTTGCATATAGATAAGAGGCTTTACCAACTTACATTGCACTTCATATGCACTTATATTATTTATCTTATCAAGATCAGACTTTATTCTATCCAAAGCTTCGAAGCATACAGCAGAGTCCTTAGCATTGTATAGCCAGAAGTCCTCTTCAGAACCTCCAATCTTGAAGTGCTTCTTCCCTTCATCTTTGTAATAAGGTTCTTTTGTGTGCATACTTGTTATAAAGTCCAAGCCTTTTGGATAATCTGGATACATAATAGCCTGACCAATCATAGTATCTTCCAATACGCCTTGAGGGTTTATACCATACTTTCGGAAGAGAAAGGTTGTATCGAATACTATGTTCTGTCCGACCTTGACGATCTGTGTACTTTCTATTATAGATGCTATTTGTTTCCATATTTCTATCTCCTGTTCTGGGGTGAAGTAATCTTGCCCATTAGATGTAAAAGGTATACTTATTATATCGTAAGGACTATAAGCAAAGCTTATACAACTTACTTCTTCTCTCATCACTTCAATGTCGAAGGCGACTAGTTTGCTTTCTTGACAAGACTTAAGAAAGGCAAGACTATCAAGATAAGTAGGCTTTATTCTTATATTTCTGATAGGAAGTCTAAGCTCAGGAAATGCACTTTCTTCATACACTCGCTTAAGGTCAAGACCAATAGTATGCATTAGGGTATATTGTCTAAGAGCAGCAGCTGGATGGACTATAGGGATTACTTTTATAACCTTGGTTTTGCCATTAGCACTTATCATTCCTTCAAGAATAGAACCACGCCTTTTGCTTATTGCAAATTTCCTAGTCAACGCATATAAGGCAACTCCACCAACTGCTACAAATACATTAGCGCTTACTTGCATAAGTTCTTCATGCAGATCTTTTTCATAAGCTTCATACCAAGCAGTTGGATAAGCCCTTCCAGACTTGAATTGGATGAAAGTACTTATATCATTACCCTTAGGACGCTCCTTTACTACATTAGTAACATAGCAATCATTCCTTATAATCCCAACTCCGGCAGCTAGCTTGAATAGAAGCTGACCACTAGGACCTACAAAACCCCTGCCAAGCTTTTCTTCTTCACTTCCAGGAGCTTCACCGATGAAGGCTATTTTAGCATTCTTAGGCCCATCAGGATAGCATAAGCGTTTCGTTGGATTTATTAGCATTTTACACCTCTCTGTATGACTTATAGCTTCCAGGTCTTGCCTCATTAACTCGAACGATATAGGCATTTTTATACTCCTCACTTAGGTCGTAGCCAAAAGCAGACATACCAAGATTGCTTGCAGCTAATAAAGTATTGCCACTACCAAGAAAAGGAATCATTACCCTACATCCTTCCCATCCGAAGGTTTGGATTACTTCTTGCACCAGCTCAACTGGACGTTCAGTAGGATGAATTTTTTTATTACTGGGGACTACCTTGAAGCTGAAGACATTGCTTCTGCCTTGTCTAGTTATACTTGGACTGCCTTTTCTTAGGTAAAAGAATGATTCATAAGTATTGCCAAGAGAAGTTGCTGGCTGCATAGTTTGACCACTACTATTCTCTTTATACCAAATAGCAGGGATTCTACTACCCCTAAACCCAGCACGGTGTGCAGATTGATAGACAGGTTCAAACCAAGGATCTTGCGCAAACCAGCAGAGAAGCCAGCTGTTCTCAGACATAACTCGATAGCATTCTTTAAAGACCCTACTTATAAAGTCTGTATATATCTCAGCAGGGACTTCGTTATAGTTCCTTGTTGTCTCTTTTCCATCCTTTTTAATATTATGTAGATCAATGCCATAAGGAGGATCAAGCTCTACAATGTCTATAGTACTATCAGGAATCTTCTTAATGCCTTCGAAGAAGTCTGAGAGTATATAGCAGCCCATAAGGTTATGTCTTTGGACTTCGAGAGGAGTCTCTGCAGTCTTCTCCTTAAAGCGCTTTGCAACTTCAGATAATATAATTTCTTCCTGCATCTTCTTAAGCATCTTCATAGCATCGCTTTTGGTCTTGGCTTCCTTGATGCTTGGAAAGACTTCAATAGCATTAGCCAGCTTTATATCATCAGATAGACCACCATAAGCTATGCCAAGCATATTGGCAGTATCCCTGAGGCTAACTCCAGGTGCATCAGGATTTGTACTTGTTTTTTTACCATAGATTTGTTGCTGAAGAAGATGAATCTCTTTATTTAAGTTGGTAGCTTCAACCCAACTCAGGTCTTTCCTAGCTATATTCTCCATCAACTCAATGCTTCTCATCTCGAGATCGCTAAGAGTATCAGGATAAATACGAACAGGAATATCAGTAACACCAGCTTGTTTGCAAGCTTTATAGCGTCTGCCTCCTGCAAGGAGAATGTATTCTTCACCACCTGCACAAGCTCGAACTGCGAGAGGTTGGATGATACCTTCTTTCTTAATGCTAGCAGCCAAAGTATCAATATCTCCGTATTCATCTCGAAACCTTTCTCCAAAAGTTATTTGGTTTATATCTATTACCTTAAGCTCTATCATTTCCCTGCCTCCGTTTCAAGTGCGTTAATAAGTTGTTCAAGCTGATCAGCTGGAATAGATCTAAGCATACTATCAATGCTTATATCACTAGTTTTTCTTGTTGTAGCTCTTGGCTTATTGTTCTTAGATACTTTTGAAACTCTTCTGCTAGACCTAATGTTCTTTATAAGGCCAAGAAGTTCCTCATCACTCAGGTTTGAAACTGTCGTCTTTAAGTCTGCTAGATCCATGCGTGTCTACCTCCTTCTTAATAAGATCAAGTGCAGTAAGTTGACCACTGAGTAAGGCACCAAGGACTACATCTCCATGCCTTTCTACAAGGTCTAGGGTTTGAAGTAGAAGCATTCTCATTATCCTACTTATCAGTCCCCAAGGTATTACGTTTCTCATTCTGCATTGATCTGCTTCTGTTATTATTATGGAGAGTCTTCTACTCATTTAATCCTCCCTTTGTTCAAAAATTGAACGAAGGGTGTGTTTCAGGTCGCTCAGTTGCGTGATTAATCTCAACCGGCTAACGGCTCGAAAGCCCCGATTTCTAGCAGGGACTAAACTTCACCCTACGCCCCACGCTACGTCTTAGTAACGACTGCCCTCAATGACACACCCTTCATCCTTAAAACTTAACGTCCAACAACAAACTTGCGAATACGGTTCTGCATACCATACTCAGGATCTGTCTCCTCAATGAGGATAGCCCAGCAGGTGCAGCCAATCAGCTCCTGGATGTTGCCTGTACTAGCTGGATCAAGACCACAGGCCTTAAGGAAGTTGGCAATAGCAGAGAGTCTGCTATTCTTCTTCTTAAGGTCATCATTCTGCGTAGGCAGCATCATAACGTGGTTTATATCTTTAGCCTCTGGTTCTCCAATAATCTCCAGTTTAGCAGAAATATACTCTCCACCAGTCTTAGCACTGGTCTTGGTCTGTGCATCCAGAACACGCAGCTGATATTCGCCTTCTTTCACGCTTTTCGGTTCGAACACGTCATCAAAGTTTTGATTTAAGAAACTCATTGTAATTCTCCTTTCGTCGTCTTCGTCTTCGTCGACGTCGTCTGTGTTAGATTGTTTTGTCTTCGGTGTTATACCCTGCCTTCTTCAACAGAGCCTTTATATCCTGTGTTTCATAAGTCTCAAACAAACCTCCCTTCCCCAATCTTGTTCGTGCCTTATACAAGCCAGTTGCCCTAGTGAGAAAGAAGTAGTTAACTCCTGAAGAAGTCTCCTTAGTGCAGGCATAGTATATTTCATCAAACAGGATTGGTATTCTATATTTTAGCTTACCAATAAATAGAGGTCCTACAAACATCTTACCACTCGCTTCATCCTTATCAGTATCTTCATGGCAGATAAGAATAACATCACAAGGAAGACTGGTTATGTCTTTGATAGCATTCTCCAGCAAGACCATTGTTGGGAGATAGTCATTTTGCTGAGGTGTACCACCTTGCCTGCCAGCTTTCTTAAGCGTTACGTTCATAGCAGCACCTGACCAAGTGGTAGCGCTATCAATAATGAAGGTGCCAATCTTATCAAACATACCACCTTGCTTAAGGCGATGATACTCCTTGTCCCAGTTGTTAAAGGCAGAAGGATTCATAGCATCTTCATTTTCAAACCTGTTATCAACATAAACTGTTCCCTTCTCAACTTCATCCCGAACTGTTTTAGTCCCACCAGGATCGAAGCTATGAATCAAGACAGGTTTGCGACAAGTCCTTGCAATGTTTGTCTTACCAGTTCCCATAGGGCCATAGATTAGAGCGTTAAAGCTATTTGTTCTGGCGTTATCCTTATACATCATCTGAAGTTCAGACAATTCCTTTTTAATATCAAGAGCCATTATTTCTCATCTCCTTTCAAGTGAAACACGTGCTTAGCATTACTTTCCTCAGCTGCAGGATCCCACCATTCTTGTTTCATACCAAGTGGAACCTCTTCACATCTACTCAGTGGGTTAGCCCAAGCAAGACAATAGTCATGATATCTACAGCCAAAGTACTTGGTGCAATTAGTAGGATTTTGTGGAAAAGCCTCCATGACTTCATCATCTGGACTAGCATCAAACATACGCTTGGTTTCGAAGTCTATCATATTCATAGTATGGCATACATTCCACTGCCAAGCGTTCATCATGCTAAGGTTGCGTCTTGCTGGTACACGCTGGAATTTGTTCTCCTTCTTCTGAAAGAAAACTCCATTGATCTCTACTCCCCAGACCTGCTCAGCAGGATATAAGCAATATAAGACATGGTTATAAGTACCAGTCTGTATTGCCAAGCTCCACTGGTCAGTCCACTGTCTACTCAAGGTTGTCCCAG